CGAGATGGTAACGCACATGAGTTCACTTTAAGGATGTGAACACGGCTAAGTTGGCCGTCACTGCAGCAGCAGATCCTTTATTCTTGCAATCGTCCCTTGCGGGAGACGATGTACAGATTCTTTATACACAAAACGTTGTATACTTCCTGCACTGACAACCTCCGATTCCACGACAACACAGTCGTGATTTAGGAGCGTCTTTTATCCGCTGATGAATCGATCAAAAAGATCGAGGTCTGAATCAGCCCGGGAAATAAGCGAGAAGTGCTTAGAATCAATAATGCCAGAGCGGTCTCCGGACACAACCCGCATCATAATCAGAAAAGCATTGAACTGTTCAAAGTGCCGTAAGGCCAAATCGAGGAACTTCTACCACCTCCAAAGAAGGAGAGTGGGTCAAAGAAGAACTTCGAGCAGTGAGAGCTCAGTATGATCGTGACGCGGGCCATGAATGGACCCAAAAGTGGCAACAAGTACAATAGTTGCAAGAAACCGAAACCGTACTAAGACGGGCGTCGGGCCGCCGCCGCGCCAAGACGCGGAACCACAACGGTGGTTTTCGCAGGGGTGGATGGTGGAGTAATGAGTTCCACAAAGTCACCGAGCGAACGTTCGGACGTTTTTAAGGGGGGCGGAAAAACCGCCGGCCTAAGGAGTACGTCTTCCTTCTTCTCATCGGGGACGGAGGTGTCCGGTCGTCGTATATGCCTAACGACCGAACTACCACTGTCGGAGATGACCGATGTTTGTCCTTTATTGGTGATTTCAATCCAAAATACACTGTCGGAAAGCGGACCGGCCCAAGCCGGATTCTTACTCCAGGTAAAATCGAGCGCACCGCGCCCGGTATTAACCCAGAATTCGAATTCCATCGTCAGATAATTGTAATAATCTGTTCCGTCGTAAATGACGGTACGGGGATAGATACCGCCAATTGGAGTGAATCCTTAAAGCCGACCTGGGGAGATCGTCCGGATCACAGTGACATCACCAACCGCGACATAACCGACCGAACTCAATAAAATCGGACCATTGTATGCGCTGGGAATCGACGGGTCAGTAAATTCACCAGACGTAGTGGAACCCAGCGTATTGGACGCGTAGTTGAACTTAGCGACATAACGGCCAGGTCGGAGCCCGGGACGCTCAGTCGGTGCAGCACCGAGTTTCCCACGGACAAAACCGAGGGCACCATCGGGAATTCGGGAGCCATCACCAGCGAGCCAAGGGACCCAATCGAAGAACATCGAGAGGATCGAGCTCGCAGAATCGGCGACACCCGTCGTGAATGGCACCATACCGACGCGAGTGAGCATCCAATCAAGGACGCCAACACCCCCGGTTCGTGCAGCAGCAATGATAAGACTCGCAAGATCATACTGCCAACCGTTAGTGCTCGAAAGTGAAACTTGGGAAAGGTGCGGATCGTAGAACTCGATATCATAATCGAGGAAAAGAGCACCAATCGTAGTACCACCGGTGATATCGCCGGGCGCAACAATTGCGATAATCGAGTTACCAGCGGAAGAGAACCGATCAGTAAAGTCAGTCGTCGACGGGTTAAGGTCGGAGACGAAAAGATCGGTTTTATCACGAATACCAGGATGGGAAAAGTCGAGACCCTGAGTCATCTGCTTCATATCCCGACCAGGAAGAACGGACAAACGTTGGATGTTCATAGGCACAGTGTCATATACGGATACAGGATCCGGATCAATGGCGCCGGGAGCATTCCAGCGAATGTAGTACCTTGGACAGGGACAAGACGAAAGCGATACTTGTGGATACGCCAACGATTGAACTGAGCAGCCTCGACCTCGAGGTACGTACCCGGTATAGAGACCAAATTCCGTCGAGACCAAACAACCTGACCCGCAACCGGAGTACCAGTGGGGAGAGTGATCGTTTCGAGGAAAGTAGTGTCAGAAAACCGACGAGTATGACCCGAGGATTTCGGAGCGGACCTGGGCATAAGGGGCGCCGAAACGCCAACCCTATTACCAAGGGAGCCACCGCGAGCGGCAGCGGACAAAGACTTCCGTTTAGGGATGTCCTGCGGAGGAGATCGACGGACGACCGTACCACGGGTACGAGAAGTCCGAGGACCATCGCGACCTTTCGGTCGCTGAGTTTTCGGTGAAGCACTCTTAGCTTCCCTCTTTACTCCCGAAGGAGAAGGCTTGGAGCCTTTTTGCTGTTTAGACATGGGGTACCCGTAAACAAGCGGAGATGTGGAGCGGGTTACCCATAGGGCCTACCTTAACACAAGAACACACTCCTCCGCAATCGGAGACTGTACATCCAACTAAACTAATCGCACACCCGTGCAGTCGTTCGACACTCAACCTGTGGTCTCACTTTTCCCGTCGGTAGCTCCTTTGCTGGGGCGCGACGGTCTAATGATTATCTCTGCTAACATGGACGAATTATCAATATCGACCAGGCAGAAGAGAACCCGAGGAATTGGTACGGAAGTATTAAGCAACACGTTTTGATACGCATCACACCGTTTTGGGCATTTAATAGTTGGACCCCATGGAAGTACGATTCCAGCGCTTGATGGGCATAAGAGGGCTTTTGTACAAGGGAAAAGGCACAACACATAGAGGCATCCGATTTTTAGGTCGAATATCCAAAAGTTTGATCAATCAAACCTCAGAGTCCAAGAACGTACACGTCAAACGTATTATCCGCATGGGCGGGGTACGAGTGAAGCACGTCCGACGGCGACGTCCCCCTTTCGGAGTCGATCGCTTTCAGGTCATATGTGTGGATCAGTTCATGTTGTTTCAAGGAAGCTTCGCTGTTGGGAAAGCGAGAGTACCAAACATGTCATCAAGAGGGTTACGACCCTTACGAGCTGGTTTAAAGTCATAGCCAGGACGTTGGTGATGCGTTAAGAGCGACCATACATTAGGTCCTCCGCATCAGATTGCATCTGCTCCATCCTCTGCTGGTACTCATCATATTCACGATCATCATCGAGAACTGGGGTACCGAGATCACGGCGAAACTCATCGAGATCGCGTTCGTCCTCAGCAGGGGGGGTATGGGTGTAAGATCCGCGTGGTAAAAGCGGTACATATGCCATTGGAGCATCGGACTCATCAAAATCGTTGGCAAGCCGAAGCCGACCAATACGATAAGAGCGTCGACGCAAGTGTTGGGTGGAGGAGTCTTCGGGAATTACCCAAGGTTTCTCATCCTCAACATGTTGCAGCGTCAGACTATATCCGAGCATCACCATCTTTGCAGGAACCGGAGGGGCGATTAATCGCAACCTCTTCCGGTAATAGCGTGTAACCTCACGCGCCGTGCAAACCCTCGACTCACGGTCGAAGCCCACATCATCCGCACCCATCTCCGTAACAAATGGAGAAAGCATGGAGGGAGATTTCAACTCCCGAACGGATTTCTTTCGAACAGCACCACGTTCCAACTGGAACGGTCCGTGGACTGGTATATGAGAGAAATACGGCTTTTGCTTATCGTCAAGACACTGAGGTCGACGAAGAACAATGCCGGAGATCGCATTTGTCTGACAGACGTTTGCGATACGCCGTTGAGTGTGGGTAAGCACATCCCTCTTTCCTTCCCACATACCAAGACCGCCGTACTCTACAGGCGCATGGAATGAGAAGAAACCTTTATCTGAAATTTCATCGAGATGTTCGCGATTGCGATGATAAAACGAGGCAAGAGCCGCTTCAGTATTGGTTGCACCGGCAATAGCCTCGCGATGAAGCGAGTAAGTTGGTGCGAGAGAATCGGCAAATGGTCGTCCGGAGACCTTGCCTACTTTCGATTGACCGGACATCAAGCCCTGGTTAAAGAAAGGAATGTACTTAAATTCCGGTTCACCATCACCTCGATCAGTATATGACCATGGCTGAGAGTTGATGAAAAGGTATCGAGGGTGGAAAAAATTCTTCCCGATACTTAACTGGAAACCGGCATCTTTCACAGAATCGCGCCAAAAGGCATAGCGCGAAGCAGGGCAGCGAAAGAGTATATCATCACCGTTGACCCTAATCGGAACGTGCCTGAAATCAAGCAGGTACGGGTAAACGGCTTCCCAACTGACAATGAAGTTGATCAAACAAAGATACGGAAAT